CTTTGCGTTTCTTCGCTGGCAAACCTAAATATCGCATCGTTCTGTAACCGCTCCAATGCGGCCTGTCGTTCGATTTCCCGCAGTCTTTCAAGGTTGCCCTCCCGTCGCGCAAGTAGACGTTGATACTCTATCTCGTTTCTACGGAGATGGTCTTGCGCTTCGCTTTCCGTTGAGCGTTGCGCCATTATTCGTTGAATCAATGCCGCTTCCATTTGCGCCTGCAGGTGGGGCGCATTGCGATAGAACTCCTCCTGCCGCAGTTTTTCAAGCGCAATTTCTTTTTCCAGTGCCAGTATTTCAGCGGCGTTTCCTCTTCGCTCCGTTTCTAACCTGTTTATTATTTCCATGTTTTCTGCGATGTTGGCTTCGCCCTGCTCCGTCGCTATTCGCAGTTGTATTGCCGCTAATTGCTGTTGTTCCAGTTGTACTGCCAGCTGTCTGGCTCTGTTCGTGCGGTTCAACGCTTCTTGTCTGGACGTTTCGCCAGTCTCCGTCAATGTTTGTATTTCCAGTATTTGTAACCGAATGCGTTCTAGCGAATTAGCTTCGTCGGTGTATGCGCCTTGAATGCGGCGTTGCGCTTCCTCTTGATCAATGCGGCCTTGCGCAAGCGCTCTCTGTGTTAGCTGAATCGTATCGGCCCTGCGAACTTCGGCGGCTGTTATTGCATCCGTTAGTGATGATAACGCTTGCATGTCGGACATCTCTCTTTGTGCCTCTTCTTGTCTAGATACTGCCGCCGCTTGTTCTGCTTCTATATCCGCCATTTCCGCCCGGGCCTCTCGCAACCGCGCTTCCACCGGACGCAACTCGTTATTTATTCTATCAAGATTGCGCTGAACCCCCGCAATAAGCGAGTTTAGTTCTTGCGCTCTATGCTGACCCCATACGCTGGTTATGCGACCGTCCTCGTCTTGTAAATTATCCAGTTCACGCTTGAAATTGCGTAGCGCATCCGTGTTACCCTGTAACGCCGTTCTGTGGCGTGCCATTAGTCTGTCGTAATCTGCCTGAGCCGCATCTATTCTAGTTTGAACGCTGCTTACGTCAGTTAGCATGGCGTTCAATGCGGCTTCCAGTCCTTCTATCTCAAGCAGTATCTGTCTGGCTCTTTGGTCATTGGCCCCTGCTAGTTCATCTCGCAGTCTACTGATTTGTTCTGTCAACGAGTGTATGCGATCTTCCGAGGCTCTTGCTTCCGCCCCTATGCGCCGTTGTCGAAGTTCGAATAATACGCCTTCTGCGACGGCTATGCGTACAGACCTATGCCAGTTGGTTATTCCAGCGGTCACCGCTCCTAGCTCCGCACGTAGTTCCTCCTGTGCGTTTGCGAGCCTTGCGACGTTGCCCGTTGCGTTTTCTTGCGCCGCCGCCGCTCCAGCATACGCCGTCTCCACTTCTCGCAAAATTATTGCTTGCGCCTCGGCAATTCTGCCTTGCTCAGACAACAGCCGTATCTGCTCCTGTGTAACTTCGTTAAAACGGAAGCCTTGACGGGATAATGCCGTCAATCCCTGCACAGGTTGGTCTAGCGCACGTCCCAATAACTCAGCCGCCGCCGGTAGCGTCATGCCCATAACTGCCGCCATGTCGGCGGCGGCATGAGCCGTGCGATCGAAGTTTTCGCCAATAATATTGTTGTACGTCAAAAGCCTTGTCTGCATTTGACGCACTTCGTTCAATGATCGCCCCGTTACGCTACTGATTGATGTAGCCATTCTGTCTAACTGCGATGCTGATGTCCAAGCTGTTGCGCCTGTTGATTCTAACACTGCATTGAGCGTGGCGACCTCGGCCTGTTGTCTGTGAAAGGCGTCGGTTGTTTCGTTAAGAAACCTAGCCACGTTTTGCGCCATGCGGCGAACCGCTGCAACGATTAATCCTATCGCCGCTACTATAGGAGCCGCCGCAAACGCCTTCTTTAGCGCACCCGCCATGTTGCCGAATTTATTTACCGATGTGTCTTGCAGATTATTTAGTTTGGCCTTTATGCGCTCAACGAACGATCCCGCATCTTGTTCCGCTTTCTGGAAATCTACAGGTATTGTTACTCCCTTGCGCAACTCGTCTATTTTGCCCTGTGCGACAGCGATGTCCGCTTCGATATTCGCAACACCCAAACGCACTTCTGGCGGATGGACTTTTACCTTTTCCAATTCTTTTTTCTTTGCCGTCGCCGTCGCTATGTCTTGCTCTAGTTTTTCCATGGCCAATCGCAATTCGGGTGTTTCCACTTCGACCTTGCCGAATTCTTTTAGTTGCGCTTTAGCGGCGTCTATGTCCTTGGTCAGTTCGTCTATCTTTGCCCGAACCTCGGGCGGATGAACCTTTAGCTTGTCGAACGCCTTCAGTTTTGTTTTAGCGGCCTTTATATCCTCTTGGAGTTTGGTTATGTTCGCACGTATTTCAGGCGTCGGCACTCCGTCGGACAGCGTGGCGAACTTGTTTTTAGCGGTGGTTATGTCGTGCGCTAGTTGGTCTAGTTGTAACCTGATTTCAGCGTAAACACTGCCATGTTGTTCAGCCACGTTTACCTCCTATCCAGCGTCGGGATGGAGCGCTCTTGTTTACGCCTTTACTGCCGCCTCGCCTTGCGGCCTCCGCTTGCTGATGCTCATCTAATATCGTCCATGCGTAAACGTTTATTTCGTTTTTGTTGAAATCCGTGAACACGCCGCTCAAATAGTCGGTCGGCGCATTATTGCCAGCTTTGGCAAGGGAGGCGGCTCGCAGTAGTTGTTCTCGTGTTAGTTTCTTCACGTCGCCGATGTCGTTCCCCATTGCCCACGACGTAACGAACGCCATTGTGTCGTCTGGCAGGATAAAGCCTAGCTCCAAGTCCAGCGTCTTTATTTGCGCACTTATTGTCGCCTTTTCCGTTTCGCTCATGCTGTCTTTGTTTGCATTAAATACTTCTTCTATTGCCAACAGTTCTTTTCGCTTGTTAGCTATTACAAAATCATTTTCATCGATCAGCCCGCCTATTTCGTCGAAGGTGGGAACGTTGAAAACCAGTTGGCAAATCTTTTCCTGATAATTACGCACTTTTATGATGTCGTCGTGCGACAGTGTGTACGGTTTACCCGCTTCATCCGCTACTTGTATGTTGCTAATGTTTCCACACTGGTCGAGTTGCGTGGCGTTTGGACAGCGCAGATTACACCACACGTCAACGCCGTTAAAGGGAACGGAGACCCATTGAAACAATCCTTTGCGAATGGCTTCAATGGGTCTATAGTTAGGTAGGGACGCATCTGTGGCGAAGGATTTTACGGCCTTCAATTCTTCCCCAAGAATTCGTTTAACGATACTTTCAATGCGTCCTTTTATCATAACTATGCCGCCATCCTCGGAACGTCAACGTCCAGCAAACGCAAAGCGTCGAACTGTTCAAGCGACAGCGTTTGCTCCTCCCATGCGGGAAGGCGCTCGCCCATTTCGTTGACGTATTCAGTCGCCGTCATGTTCATGGCGTATGTCGCCCACGCCTTGGCTTCGATCGGGACGTCGCCCTCCGTTCCCATCATGGTGTACAGGAACAGTCTTTCATACCCCGCCATGTCGCTCATCTTGTTCGTACCGTCGCCATATATGGGCGAGAATATTTCTCCCCAGAATGACGGATGATCACTTTCGTTGGACAGCGGCGGGCGATATGTACCAGTAGCAATATCCAGCTTCCCGCCTTGCGCCATGACAAGGAAATAATAATCTTTCACCTTGCTCGTGAAAACTGGCGACATGCCCTGCATCCTTGCGCCGATAACCATGCGGGTGACGGTTCCCTTTGCGCCTTCGATATCGATTTCCTCTTTGTCCTGGATGTCCTTCGGCAATCCGATGGAAACCGTTTCATCGTTGAAGAAGGATATAACACGAAGCCCGTCGCCGCCATGCCGCAAGGACTGGCCAAAATCCAACGCCGCCGCAAGTGGCCCCCATATTTGGATAATGCGCCCGCTACCTTCGATACTCCCTTTCAATCGGGTAGTGCGAGCATCCACCGTCCATTCAACGCCTGTTGTCGCCGCTGTTAGGACATCAATCATTTCGGCCACCGTTACCGCCCGCAAATCGGGCAATCCCGACAACACGACATTGACGGTCGTGATTGGATGGTGGTCAACCTTGATGTGGAGCACTGCGGAACCCGCCGTCAACGGGACGCCTCTTAGGTCTACGGTGTTTGCGAAACCGAGAAAACGTTGCGGCGTCGCAACAGTGTTGTCGCCATTATTGCGCTGGAACCGCATCCCCTCGGTTGCGAACCGTTCTTTTCTGTCAATTACTGCCATGAATAATTCCCCCTATCTTGGTCGGAACGGAACGAAAAATGTGCGTTCCATTGCCAATGTTCTATCGTCGGTCAACGCCGACGCCTCACCCCATTCCCCGCTGTCACGGACAATGAAAGTGTTCCCATGTTCATCAGTTGACCGAAACCCTGTAAGTAAGTCGCTAACTTCCTTAAACATATACGGTCGATACAACTGTTGCGCTCCCTGTTCAATGCGCAAAATCACTCGGATATTAATCCGCCCCGCTCCCTGTTCAATCTTGACCACGACGTAAGGCGGCAATCCGTGCTTCTTACTGCCAAAGGGAATGACATTCTTGATGCTGCCTTGCTTTAACCTTGCGATTATTGCGCCTTGCATACGCTACCCCTGATATATCTTTTGCAAATCCGAAAAGAATTTCGGTTGCAAACCATTCACGATAACCCGCAACGCCGATGAAATGCGTTCGCCCTCTTCCCCGATATAAATGCGCTTCAGCTCGTCCGTCCACGACCAGCGTTCCAAATACAATCCGTATTCAACGCCGTGCGCCAAAAACCAGCCCACGTCGTTTCCAGGACCGTCAACTATGCCGCTGAACATACTGCCGAACGCCGTAAACGTTCGGTTGACCCAGAACTCATTTTGCGCCTGCCTAGTCCTAAACTCCTGCAACGCAAGCCCCGCATAATAGCGACACAAGGCAATAACGGCAGGGCGTCGGTGATCCAGTCCGCCGCTGAGGGTTCTCGCGAATTGTTCGCCCATGTCCTTTTTAGCCATTACGACTTATTCCTCATGTAGACTTCTACGGTAGCTATTATCGCTCCCGCTAACGACATCGCCACCACGGGATCCATGTTGTAACGTGTCCCCATAACATCGACGATGATTTTGTCGTCGGCGTTCACGTACAGTGTTTTCCCCGTTCCGCTTCCCGGACGGTTCGGCAACGATGCGTCGCTGTTTCTATCCGTCATTGCACTTCCTCCAATGTCGCTTTTACGGCGAACACTTCGCCGCTTGCCTTGCTCTTTTCAACAGGCCCGACTCGCCATTGCTTGCCGTCGGGTTTCTGTAGGACGTCATCTATGCGTATGTCCGCAAACCAAGGAGCGGTAACGAGCCAATCGCTATTTGCAAACATGCCAACGGAATTTTCGCCCGCTTTTTGCAAACGTCCCGGATCCCGTCCTATGCGGCAACGGTACTCGCCCGCCGCTCGCAGTTCGCCGAATACGACCTCTTGTCCCATACCGCCATCAACCTCGGGCTTGCGCAACACGACAAGCATCACGGGATTGTCGCTAATGAGCGTATCAATTGCGGATCGTGCCGCCATTGCCGTCGCATTCACATGCCACCTCCAATCACGGGCTGTGGGGTGGAAACCCATATACCCGCTTCGCAGGGCGGATCGAGGTACTCCGCTATATCATCGAACAGGTTTTTGTAAAACGCATATAAATCTTTCAACGCTATGAACGAAAATTCATCCGCACCGCTTTTCATCCTTTCCAACGCAATGCGTCGCCCCACGATTACCAGTATCGCTTTCAAACAATGCCAGCGCGCCTTGTCCACGCCATGTGCGTCTATAAAAAATTGTATTCGCTCGTCCGCCAATTCCGTGGACACTATTCCCCATGTACTTTGTTCCACACTGTATGCTTTGTATATTTTCAAGTCTTGTATCGCATATGCGGTTTGCGGCGGTATGTTTTCCGTTGGCAAATCGCCAGCGGTGGGAACACTGACGAAATCGTTGTAACCTATCGGATCAACGATGCCGAGGCGAACCTTTTTCACGTCGTCAAAAGCCATGACCACAAATCCCCAAAAACCCTTGCTAGGAATGCGGCGGGAGTTTTCAAGCTTCCCGCCAGCATGATCGCCTATTCAGGCAACTCGATCTTCACGATGTTGCCAGTGCCAGCCTTACCTCCGGAATGCGCGCCGCCCATGAACCACTTGTGGAACAGACCGTTGATGCGGTACCACGCCCGCTCCTCGGTGGACAGCTGCAACACGGAACCCGTGCCCGTTTCCAGGGTGAGCGGTCGCTTGTCCAGCACGATGCCGCCGAGCGGGTTGGGAAGGAACGCGTACGCGGTTCCCTTCGCCACGCCGGGGAACTTGAGCGTCTCGCTGCCCCACTTCATGCCGTGCATGTGCCCTGCGCCATAAGCGATGATCTCGCTGAACGGCAGGGCTTGCGTGATCTGCTGGATGGACAGTATCTGGTTAAGCCCGCCGTTAACGATTCTTTCGATCTGCCATGCGTCGGCGGGGTGGCACAGTATCTTGAGCCCGCCGTTGAACACGCCCGTCTCCGACAGCTCGGCGCCGGTAAGGACGTGCTTCAGCCCCGCCAGTTTAAGGATCGCGTCCTTGAAGGTGTTGTAAAGCCTCACGTCATAGGTGTCGCCTTCCTCGGACGCCTCCACGGTCTGGGTTGCGGGGAACGTCGCGTCTACGATGTTGCCTATGATGTCGTTGTTGCGGCTATCGACCAGGATGGTGGCGGCCGCCTCGGTAACGCGCTGCAACACGTTGATCGGGTTGAAGATCATGTTCCGCAGCGAGTCCTTCCAGCCGAACGCGCGGATCTGGAGCGTGATCTGCTCCGACTGGGCGAGGTTCTGCTCGATCAGCGGCACGCTGTCGTTCTCCCCGCTGATCACCTTTTCCTTGCCCGTGTAGGGCAGGAAGTCCCGCAGGTACGTTACCTCGCCGGCGTCCTCGCGCATCAGCACGTTGTAGATGCTGGAGCTGTAGTCGGCAAGCTCGTCCGACTGCCGCTGGATGTCGATGAAAACCTTGGCGAAATATTCGGCGAGGGTCGCCGAAGAAGGTGCCGCCGCAGCGTTCTGAAGCCTGTCCTGAAGGTTCTTCAGATCCCGCATGAGCTGAAACCGACCGTCGGAGTTTTTCCATGCCGTCGATCCTATCTTGTACATGATGCCGTCCCCGACGACGGTGTTGCCGTTGTGGACGTATTCGATGGGGGCCGTTTTCGGCGCGCCCTCGGCGGCGTTGCTCTGTGCATTGCCGAGGTACACCTTCGCCTCCCTGGTGTAGCCGCTCGCCATCTTGTCATCGAGAAGCGTTTTGGCGTTGACTATTCTGACTGCCATTGCTCAACCTCCGTTAGTCGTAGACGCGAAAGAATTTCGCGAAACGAACGACGCCGTTCGTCAATTGTTCCGTAACCTGACCCACCAGGCTAGTTCCTTCGTGTGAGAATTCGCCGTCGTCGAAGTAGACGGGGGCGTTCCATGTGAAATTCGCTCCGGACGCGAAATCGGCCTGACCGATCTGGCATACCAGCCCTTCCTCGACGTGGAACGCACCGACGTATCCGGCACGCACCTCTTCCAGCGCGACGCCGGAAATGTTACCGAGAATCGCGAAATCGCCTTTTTCTATGGTGGCGTTCGTGGTGTTGGCAAGCCTGAGACGGCTGTTGCCTTCCTTTTCGACAAATGCTTTAGCCATACAAATATCCCCCTAGTACGTCATCACGGCGTTAGGCTGCCCGGTGGCGTTGTTAGCCTTGCCGTCAATCACTTTGTTGATTGCGGACTCACCGTCTGCCAAAGCCTTGTTCAGCGACGCGAAAACCGGATCGGTCTTCATCGCCCCCAAAGCCTTGTCCAGCTCGTCCCCCGATTTTCCCGCCGCGGCGTTCCTTACATAAACGTATGCGGGGTTTTCCTTCTCCGTGCCGTCGCCCATCTTCAGCGTCTTGTTGCCGACCAGCGCAAGCACCTTCGTCTCGACAATCGCCTCAGCGTGGGCCTTGTTCTCCGCAAGGATGTCCTCCATCCTGCGACCGTTCAGCATGGCGGCGATTTTCGCGTTTTCGGTGTCGGTCTCGTTGCGAACGAGGTTCGCAAGACCGACGCCCTCGGCGATTTGCGCCAAGCTGACTTGACCGTTCGCAACGTGCGTTTTCAACGTCGCAAGTAGTTCAGCCAATTCCATTCCGTTTCCTCCGTTCAAAGATTTTTTCCGCTTGTCGTCGAGCTTTTTGATGAGGTTCTCGCACGCCGCCTTGGTCTCGCCAGTGGCTTTCGCCTTCAGCGCGGTCAAGGCGGAGCGGTAGACCTTCCCGCCCTTGCCAATCGGATATAAATACCGCTCCCTCGTCTCCTCGGTCGCGTTATCGTTTCTGCAAAGGAAGTGTTTCCCGACGTTATGCCAGTCGTCCCCCTCGGGGCCGAGCGCAGTCTTGTAGTCCTCCTCCCCCCACTGGAACCCCTTGTGCGCCTCATACTTCCCCTCGCGGATCTTGCGGTTTGCCCAACGGTAGCAGAACCGCGAAACCGTCTCGCCGTCGGCGTTCGCCTCGAACAGCAGATTGTCGTCGCCGTCGCTTTTGTTGACCGTCTGCCTCATTGCCCCCATACCGTATTCGACCGCATCGTTGCGCTCCCCGCCCTTGCTGCCGATGAAATGGCGCACCTCCCGTTTTTCGCCGTTCACGTCCTCGACCTTGATTGCGTACTCGGGATAGGTGACCAGGCTGTAATTGACTATCTTGGATTTCACGTCGCGGATAAACCCTTCGTTGCTAGTGGTGTCGCCGTGTTTCGGCACGTACATTTTCAGAAACACCTTGCCAGATTTGCCGTCGGCGTCGCTCGTCACCTTGCCGCCTATGGTGTAAAAGTCCGTGTTCGGGCGCGATTGCCATTCATGCCCCCGCTTGCTTCCCGGATACGGCCTGTCCTTCAGCTTGTTGACGTACTCATCGAAAAATTCCTTTTCGTAAATGCCGCCCGTACCCCTGCAAGGCCATTCAAGCATTTCGGTGCTGATTACAGGATCGTCGTCGTTGGCGATCAGCGAATTGTATGTGGTAACGGGGATCAGGGTCGGTACGTCTTCGGTAACTACGGAGCCACTAAAGTTGAGAACACACAAATTGTCTTTAGTACCGTTGTCGTTTAGAAACATATTGTCTGCCCCTTACAAGCGACAGCATCGACACACACGACGCCTTTATATGTGTCGTGCGTCCACATAATCGTATCTCTGAGCCTTGCGCCCTTCTGGCTCGTCGGCGTATCGTAAACGGCGAACTCATCTACGTCGTGCTTGCGTACATGATCAAGACACGCCTGAAGCGTGTCGAAGGTCGCTGGAACCCATTGCCTGTCGTGAAAGATACTGTACGGCTTGCTCAAGTCTACGTCCCCACTGTTCACATCCTGCATACCATCCTCCGCTACATCACGCCGCATTCGGCAAATAAAAATTTCTATGCCACTCATCCAAGTAGTCCACGCTTTCGCCCTTGTCCCACCTGATAAGGTCACTGACAAATTCATCGTGATCCCGCAGCAACGGTTCCACGCTGCACATACAATTCGAGTGCGGATACGACGGTATGTCCTCGTACTTGTACGGACTGCCTTGCTCGTATTCCTCGCACGGGCAATCCCAATCCAGGCGGTTGGGGTTCGTCACCCAATTGAACAGCCCGTTGCACCCGGGATTGGCACGTCCAGCCAATCCTTGCGCCACCTGCTGAGACATGTACATCTCGCTGCGCACGAGACGCAATGCGCGGTAGTCGATATTTTTAGGCAATCGCATGGCCCTGTCCTTAGCATCGAGGGACATGTTCGGCCCCCACGCCTTGGCAACTCGTATCTTTCCGTCGCGCGTGTACGCAAGCAAGTCACGGGCGATTTTGCGGGGGTCGCGTCCGCTCCCTATTCCAGCCGCCGTTACCCCTCGCACGTCGTTCAGCCAATCCGTGCCGAGCCGCCATATGCGGGCTGAATAATTCATGCCGCCGACCATGCGGCTGACCATGTTGTGAATAACGGTCTTGTTGATCGCAGCGCCGATGCCGTCGATGCTTCGGGCGTTAATGCCGCGAACCCCAACCAGCCCGCTTTGCCGCATCTGTTGCGTGGTGTTGCGCACGAACATACGGGTTATTCTGGCAACGCCCCGGCGGTTCATTGCGTCTATGCGATTGCCGAGGCCTTGCGCCTCGTCCATCAGCAACGCTTTTATCCGTTCCCAGTGTTCCGTTGTCAGCGATGCCGCGTTCGCATCCAAGTGCCGCTGGAGTATGCGACCGGCATTGCGGGCCGCCATCTCGTAGAAGCGTTTGGTTTCGTGCAGGTTATCCACGGACGTGCGGGCCATTGCGCGGCGGGCGGCAAGGAACGCGCGGCGGAATTCGCGCTTTGACATGCTCATGCGGCATCCTCCGTTTCATCCTGTCCCGCCAGTTCCCTGTCCGCGCGGTAAAACGGATCCTCGTTGACGAAGTGCTTGTATTTCGCGCATTCCATCAACTCGGCCTTGAATTCCTCGAACGCACCGATGCCGCTCTCTGGGTTCATCTGGTTCCACAGCGCGTGAAGCTGCCTCAGCGTCATCGTCCCGCTGTTCATCATCGATGAGACGGCGGAACCGAATCCGCGGAGTATGTCCGCCTTCGTCTTCTCGCTGACCGACGAAAGGCGGTTCCAGGTGGTTTCGATGTTCCCCGCATACGTCTCGGCGTTCGCCACCTGTAGGACGTTGAGCGAGCCGCGATACAGCGTGCGGTACGCCTCGGCATACTGCAAACGGATTTCCTCGACACGATTGATTGCCTGCTGCCACTGCTCCTCCGTCGTGGCGTGGTTGCCCGTCGCCAGTGGCCCCCAGAATATCTCGGGGATGCCAGTTCCCTCGACGACCTTCAAAAACTTGCGCCGCAGGGCGTTCTCGTGCGCGGCCGTCGCGTCGGACGGGGCGAACACGAAGCTGGTGGTTTCCTTTTCGGCCATGTTCACGACAAGGTCTTTCTCAAAAATGTTTATGCTCTCGAACGCCGCCTTGACGTTTTCGGTGCCGGCGTTTGTCTTCGCCCATTCCTTGGGGTTGCCGACTTGCTGAACCATCTTCGGCGAGAACTTCGCAAGGATCGTGCTGACCCGATAATCGATGTCGTGGTAGTCCTTCAAATCCCGCAGCACGCGGCTGAACATGGAATGACCGCGGATCTCGCTTTCGTCGGTCTCGTTGCTGAACGGCACGGGCAGGACGTTCCCGACGTTCCGGGCGGTGTAGTCCGCATACCGCCCGATGTTGTACTTGACGCTGACTCGGTCGGGCAGGAAGTGGCGGCTCCGCTGAAGCGTCTCGCTCACGCTTTCCCTGACCCTTACCTTGATCTGCTCGCTGGTGTGAATTTCCTTGATGCGGTTGCTGGCGATGTCCACCAGAATGTCGGCGATGATTGTGTCGGGTAGCTCCTCCCAGACCAAGCCGCAAGCCTGATCGTATCGGGGGAACCGCCACGCCGTGCCATGCAGCAGCGAGCGGCGATGCAGCTTGCAGAACCTGTCCTGCATCTGCGCGGTGATTCCATCCAACGCCTCCTGCGTCCGCGGGTCGTCGCTTTTCGGCACGGGTATCCCCATGAGCGCGACAATCGTGGCTATCGGGGGAAACACCAACGGGGACGCGAACTGCAATCCCTGATACGTCCCCTCGTACAACGCCTTGAGCATCTCGCTGTTGGCTTGCAGTCCGCCCTCGCGATCCATGCTGCCAGGACGCATGTTGCCTATGTTGGCGGGGGGCGTCTGTTCCGCCCTGCCTTGCCATGCGAAGCCCCTTATCGCACTCCATGCGTCCCGAAGGCGACCGCCGAATCCCGCCATCAGTCCGGCCTCCGATATTTGCGGATGTACCGACACGACGGGCTGCATTCACTGTCAAGCAGGACGCACCGCAAATACTCCGCTTCTTGATAGCTGTATCCGTCGGAGCATTTGTGGACGCTGTAGCAGTACGCTTTAGAATCGGCGTGATTGATCGCCTCCGCAACCGTCGCTAACGTCCTTGCGTCCCAATGGTGATTGCGCGGATAGTATACCGCAAACCTGGCTTTCAATATCCGCCTCCGTGCCTCGCAGCTATGCCCGCCCCGATGTCGCTGTTGCCGTAATCGCTTTCGCAAATCAATGCGTATGCGCCCGCCGCCGCGTCCGCCTGATCGTCGTGCGCATAGTCTTTCGGATTGTCGGTGACGGCTTCCAACTCGTTGATGAAGTCATCGTTCCATCGCCCTCTTAGCAGCAACACTGTTCCGGCTTGAACGTGCGTACTGAGCGGTCTCCAACGATTATATTTGCGGGTTATTTCCGGAACCGCCACCACGTCAAATCCCGCCAACGCCATTATCAGTGTTTCCGCTTCGGCTATGCCGGCCTGTCCGGGGTCGCGAGCCAAACCTATTCGCACGGTCGGTTCCTGCGATGCGATAGCTTGAATCGTTCGTTTTACCATCAGCGGACGCTCCCTAAATCGTTGAACGTCCGTGATGCAGTACCGCCCGTCGTTAAGTCTTGCGATTTTAACTCCAGCGGTATAATCGGGGTCGCGGTTTGTTTCACTCGGCTCGGAAGCGGCTCGATCCCAATAACGCACTTCCGACTCGATCCATCCAGGGACGACATCGACGATTTGGAAGTCGGTTCGCTTAAACAAATCCCCGGCCTTGGCTCTCGCATCCCAGTTCCCCCTCAAAAGCCTTTTCTGCTCGTGCTCGGGCAACGCCAGCAGGTTTGCGCGGTACCCAGGATCCGCCGAGACCAACGCCTGATTGTCGTCAAGCACCGCGGGAATGAACGTCAGCGATTTCGGCTGGACTTCCTCGGGCGACATCCCCTCGGCGACGAACCTCTCGACAAGCTCGCTTTCCGTGTCCGCCCAGTGCATCGCGTTCTTGACGCGCACGAAATAGCGCAGCGCTCCGCTCCGCTCGGGTATCGGGTAGCCGTCCTCGTCGATCCACCACGACAGCAGCTTGCGCAGGAACGAGTCGGGGTCGGGGTTGCACGTCGCGCGGACGTACGGGCGTATGCCGCAGGTGGTGCGGTTGCGCGAGAGCATGTAGAAGAACTGCTGCTCGCTGAAGTGGTGGAGCTCGTCGAACAGAATAAGCGGAATCTGCGACCCGTCCCAGCTCCGCACCGTCTCGTCGTATTGCAGGTGGTGGAACTCTATCTTCGCGCCGCTGGGAAACGTCACCCGCAGCGGGGCCTGTATGATCTGCTTC